CAATATTCAACTCAACCTCCACATTATATCGTGCGTCTTTTATTGCAACCATCATTGATTCCTCATCAATTTCATCAACTTTACCCAAACTACACCATTGAATCATAATATAGCCGACTATATTACCATTAATACCATGAATTGGAAGAAAACTAAAACCCACCACAGCATTGGAATATAAAAGATTTTTCATATAACATGTGTTTATCTGTTCGGTAATTCTTAATTTTGCATCATCTTTCATCATGAGATTCATAGAATCTACCACAAGAGTAAGCAAAACATCTTTTTTAATGTTTGTGTCGGGACCATTCATTTCCGAAGCAATTCCCGATTCTAAGGATTCATGAGTTAATGACATTTTTTTCATTGATATTCCATCAAGAAAATACCCAGTATTATGAAACTGAATAAGTTGCGATCTTGCACAATTTGTTTTAAGTCTCAATTCAGTGAGGATTTCATGTATTCTTGTGTGGATTGACCAAAAATCACTATTGGGAAAATTCTTGTTGAGTAGTTTTATTCCCTGCGATTTTGCAATCTTATATCCACCGACAATACCGCCACCTAAAACAGCCACAACAATTCCCGCCAATTCAAACCAGTTATCAAAACCCATACTACACAGACTCCTCTGTAATTTCTATTATGTGGTATACCGAAAATTAAAATATACTGACTAATTGATAAAAAAATTACGAAGGTAATTTATATATAACATAGAACATTAAACAAAAGGATGAATTCAAATATGAATATGAACGATTTCAGGCAACACCTGCAACATATAAACGGATCCCTCAACACTACGCAACGAAACCTTAATAACACACCTAAAGAGGGCATTATGCATGATGTATCTCCTGCTGAGGCGGAATCACCCGAACCACAACCAGCGACCGGGCAAGATCATGACATGCTAACCGAAGATAAACATTATAATTTTCTTCAGTGTTTTGTTGAGGACGAAAACGAATTAAACGAAAACAACATCGATAGAGCAATTATTAATCTAAACAACGTTGCCATCGATGTTATGGAATACTTAGACACAGGAAAAGAAGAATTAGAACCTGTTTTTGAAAAATATATTGAAAGTTACTTTGGTGATAATTTTAATAACATTCAATTAAATGAAGAGATATCCGATGAAGATATATTCAAATCAATTGAAGAACTAATAGAAACGTATAGCATAATCGATAAATATTTTAATATCTGAATTTAAAAATAATAAATTAAAGGAGATTCAATGAGTAGAGAAGTACTTTTACTCAATTCCAGCGAAGAGATAATGAAAGTGATTGGCTGGAAGAAAGCGGTTAAACTACTATCCACAGGGAAAGCAAAGAAGCCCTATAACTACAACAAAACTTATTCCATTAGGACGGTTCGCGGTGAGTACAAGATACCCGCTGCAATCGTCCTTGTTCGTTTTGTGTATCTACCTTATGAAGACCACTCACCAACAAGAAGAAATGTGTTCAAAAGAGACAACTGGACATGTCAGTATTGCGGATTCTCGTCAAAGAATCCCAAGAAACTCACAATAGATCATATTCACCCACAATCAAGAGGTGGTGGGACTCAATGGACTAATCTTGTTGCTGCATGTCCAACATGTAATTCTAAAAAGGGACACAAACTCCTCAAGGAATGTAACATGAAATTAAAAAACAAACCCACCAAACCAAAGAGACTTGCTCTTCAATTAGTGGGTCTGGATAGTTCGGGTAAAGAACTATGGAGTAGGTGGGTCAATTTAGACCAATAAGTTTTCCATTTGTTACGTCAGTGCCTGTGTTATACACCTTTGTGACCTTTACAGGAAGAAGAGCCCCTGCAATTACAGTGAAAGATGTAGTTTCACCACTGAACATATCTACCTTAATATCACCGGCGGCACCGGCATATAGTGCTTTCCATTTTCCAGTGGTATCTGCGTTAGTAGGAATGTTTACTGCTGAATTGTACATTGGTTGTGCCATGATTATCTCCTGATTTTGGATATATACTATATATTAATATTAGATATTAGATTTTATAAAACAGGTCCGACCGAAAGGAACAGAAATGGAAAATCAAGTTCAAAATCCAAAGTTTAAAGCCGCAAACGCAAGAGAGCAAGCACGGAGAAAGAGTGAAATGGAACGAGAAAACAAGAGAACCCTGCGCGGAGAGAACGTTGAGGAAATAGTTGCCAAAACAGCAGAAATTCTCAGTGGTGGTAAAACATTTGGTGGGTGGACTGATAAAACAATGAAAGAAGATAGATCTCATACTCTTAAACCATCTCCCGATCAACTTCGCAAGGCCACCACAAATAAAAAACCAAAACCAGATACATTATCAAACGAACTGAGGAGATTGAGTGATCCAAGTGATCCATCCACAGAACCCTTGGTGAAAATTGGTCCAGATTCTTCACGAAAGAATCCAAAATACACAAGAAACATCAATGCTGGTGTTGAACATGATTTTGAATCTCTAAGAAATGAACTAAAAAACAACCACGAAATGTTTGGTATTCTTCCAGAGGATGTTGATACTATTAATGATCTAACGGAAGAAGAACTCTTAGAACTCGCACCTTTACTTGGGATGGCTGCAAGATGGGCTGTTAAAAAAGGAGTCGGTGCATTAGCCAAGCGATTCGTCCGATCTAAAGTCGCTGGTGCTGTTGGAAAGGTTGCTGCCCATGTTGGTAGTGCTATGGGAAACCAAGAAGGGTAATGTTTAACAGACAAGAATATGTAAATTGGTTACATGGTGTCTCGCGTCATGGAAAACAAAACTTTCCCGTCGAAAACACTGAAACAAAATCTCCAACCAACTCTAAAGAACCTATAGATTTACACGAAGGTGGGTTTTTTAGTGGTATAGATAAAATGCGAAAAAAATTATCACAAGGCGTAAGTAGAGTAAGACAGGGTGCCGAGCGAGCGGAAAAGTCACGGGGTGGTACTGAATATGGTGCAGTTGCTGCCGGAGCAAGAGGAAGATCTCAAGGTTTTTATAATCATGGCGGGGCTGATAATACTGGATTCGGTAAACCGGTCGGACACGATGACGAAGAAGTTTTAGCAAGAAGAGATCAACAACGGGCTGGGACTACACCTACAGGAACTTCTCCCGGAGGAACTTCTCCTCCCGCAGCAGGGGCACCCCCAAAAAGAACATTTGACGATAAGAAAAAAGATTCTAAACCTGCCGCTGCGGCAGCAACCCCTGCTGTTCCAAGAAGACAAAAAAATGTGCCTACCACCTATCGATACGATGCACTTGACTCGGCGGGCAAGCGCACCAGCGGTACTGTGGAAGCCGACAGCAGCGAAGACGCTATCCAGCAGATTCGAGGTCAGGGTTTCTTTCCGACACGACTCAATGATGATCGCGGCCGCATAAACGTTTGATATATTTGACGCGATTCAGGCGGGGGAGCGGGCAGAAGAAGAGGGGGAGCGGGTAGAAGAAGAGGCCGTTCAGCAGATGGAAGAAGGGTAAAGGATCGTGATGAGATTAAATATAATTAGTAAATTTATTCTTTATTATTGACTGTGGAGTGAAAAGGAAGTATAATATGAACATGCAAAAGAAGTTTACACATCAGAATATGATTTTTGAAGACATTCCTGTTATTTCGGATTCGTCGGGAAAAAGGTTTTATCACACACCTGAAGGAAACCAGTACCCAAGTGTCACAACAGTGACGGGATGGGAAAAACAAAAATTCTTCAAAGAATGGAGAAAAAACAATCCAAAAGAATCTAAGAGAGTCTTGTCTAGGGGCAACGACCTCCACGATTTAATTGAACGTTATTTAAACAATGAAGATATTGATCTTTTGTTGGAATCGCCCATAGTTTCTTCTCTTTTTGTACAAATAAAAGAAAGTCTTGACAAAATAGACAACATTCATGCGCTAGAAGTCCCCCTCTGGAGCGATGCTCTGGGACTTGCTGGTAGAGTGGATTGTGTTGCTGAATATGAAGGAAAATTGAGCGTCATAGATTTTAAGGGAAGTACCAGACAAAAAAGATTAAATGATATTGAAAATTATATGTTACAGGGGACAGCATATTCAATAATGTGGCACGAAAGAACAGGAACGCCGATTCGTGAATTTCACATAATCATAGCAGCAGAAAACGGATTTCCATGTAAAGTGTTTACTGGTGATCCGATTGATTATGTTCCAATGCTGTATGAGACAATCAAAAAATATAAGATCCAAAATAACTACATACTTGCATGAATGTAAAAGGTTATTTGGAATACATTGAAGAATCAAAAACCGGAAAGAACACACACCTAACGCACCTTGAAGATTTAGTGTTTGAGGGTGGTGGACGAGCGGCAGAAGCAGTTGCATTTCTTGAAGAAATTGCAAAAATGTTAAATGGAAATTCTAAATCTAAAACCAACAGCACAGTAAAATGGGATGGCGCACCTGCTATATTTTGTGGCATTGATCCTGAAAATGGAAAATTCTTTGTTGGTACAAAGAGCATATTTAATAAAACACCAAAAATTAACTATACGATGTCAGATGTTCGGAAAAATCACCCCGGTGGTGTAGCAGACAAATTAAAAACAGCACTAAGGTATCTAAAGAAATTACCAATCAAAGGTATATTACAAGGTGATATGATGTTCGGACCAGGTGACATCAAAACTAAAAATATTGATGGGGTAATGCACTACACATTCAAACCAAACACTATCATGTACGCAGTGCCTGTTAATTCTGATTTAGGTAACAAATTAAAAACAGCAAAGATGGGTATTGTGTTTCATACCACATATAGTGGAAAATCAATACAGGATATGACTGCATCGTTTAATGTAAATGTAAACAGACTAAAGAACACCAGTTCTGTTTGGGTAGATGATGCAGACTTTAAAGATATATCTGGGACAGCAACTCTAACATCAACAGAATCTACAAACATTAATGCTATAGTGTCTCAAGCAAAATCAGAATTGAAAATAGTAAAATCATTCATGGATGATCTAAAAAATCAAGAAAAGATCATATCTAACTTGAACATCTATGTTAATTCTAAAGTTAAACAAGGCACAATATCTCTTTCAACTAAGGAGTTCGTGACATGGACGAACGACAAAATACAGGGAGAGATAGATGGTCTTACGTCAGAAGCAGCGATAAAGAAGAGAGAATCAGCAAGAAAACAAATGCTAGGTTATCTAAAAAACAAAAATAAAGAAATGGATTCAGTCTTTTCTTTGCATGCGATTCTCACTAAAGGTAAACTTATCCTCCTAAGAAAAATGGAATCTGTGAAATCGATAGGAACCTTTATTCAAACTTCAAAGGGACTTGATGTAACAAAACCAGAAGGGTTTGTTGCTGTTGATAAAATTTCAAATAATGCAGTAAAAATTGTGGATAGGTTAACATTTAGCAGAGCAAACTTCAATGTTGCAAAGGATTGGGTGAAGGGATAAAATATGAATAAAGATATGATAAACAAACGAAACAGCAGAACATGGGTTTTATGCAATGATAACAGCAAATCACACATACACAGAGATCAATTTGTCACAGAACATGGTGGAGAATTTGTAAAAAATGGTAGGTTCTGGGAATGGCAAACCATACATACTATTAGTAAAGAAGATCTAACACCATTATATGAGTTTAAGGACAAGAGCGGCGGGACTTATTTAGTAGATAATCTAATGAAATTCTGCCGTCAACACGAATTAAACAAATCTGCCATATATAAGGTTATGAATGGTGAGAGATCACACCACAAGGGATTTACCTGTAAAAAGGTTTATCATTAATCACAAAGGAGAATCAATATGTTTTCAACAGTCTTAGGAACAATATTTTACAGCATCGTAATATTCATTGCGGGCACATTGATTGGTACTCCAACATGGAATTATTTAAAATCTAAACTTCCATGGAACAAATGATATAAGATAAACCCCACCGATTTCCATTCTTTTTGGAAGGAGGTGGTCCAGTAAATCAGACCTACACATGAAAATCGGTGGGGTTACTTAAATTTTATTGCAGGAGAGCGTATGAGATATATATGCTCTCCTGTTTTTTATACATATAAATACGTACCATAGGAGGTATTTGTATGAAAAAAATGGTTTTTACTTTTGGTCGATTCAACCCTCCGACAACCGGACATTTACTTCTTGCTACTAAAGTTAAAATGGAAGCAAGAAAGCGTGGTGCAGAACATAAAATTTATGGAAGTGGGACACAAGACAAAAAGAAAAATCCCCTATCCCCCACTGATAAGTTTTTGTTTATGAAAAAGGTACTCAAAGGATTTAATGTTGTTGTTAATAGAAAATATAATACCATTTTCTCAATATTACAAGATCTTAGCGATAAGGGATACGGTGAAGTTGTTTTAGTTGTTGGTTCGGATCGTGTTGGAGAATTCAGAAGAATTATTAATAAGTATGTTGGACCCAATAAAGACTTGAAATTTTCCAAATTTGAGGTGATATCGGCGGGGGAACGAGATCCAGATGCAGATGGTGTCTCGGGTATGTCTGCATCCAAAATGAGAGCAGCAGCATCAGACGGTAATATGAGTGCATTCCGATTGGGAATGCCATCCCATGTCTCACGGGGGGATGCATTGAAAATGTTCGATTCTTTACGAAAAAATATGGGAGTTAAAAGTAAAATAACAGAATCTTGGTTCGACTACGACGAATTTAAAGAGTTTAACGAAAATGGTAAAGTATCATCCTCAGAAGACGATATGATTTTGAATGAATTGAGTGTTGCATCAAGAAGAAAATTAGCAAGAAGAATGAAAAGGACTGCAAAGAAACGTGCTAGGATTCGTAAACGAAAAGAAAAACATAAAAAAACAAAAACACAATTGGTATCAAAATCAAAAAGAGCAGCAATGTCGAAAATGAGAAAAAAAATAATTAGAGACATGAAATGGGAAAATATTCCTTATTTGCAAAGAGAAAAAATTGATGCAAAAATAAGAAAAAAGAAAGGCGTAATTGCAAGATTATCAAAAAGGTTGTTACCAAATATGCAAAAAGCAGAAACAGAGAGACTAAAAAAAGTTCAAGCAAGAATGACAGACACTAAACCATCAAAGGTAAAGGAGAGTGTTGATATTTTGTTCGATGAAATGATCATTGAAGCAGGAGAAGAACAAAAACAACGACTTAAGGATAAAGAAAACAATCGTGGTGTTGGGACAAGCGATCCTAAAGGAAGAGATGCTGCTCGGAAAAGGGCAGAAAGGGAAACTGAGAAGAATACGGGTATGCCCAATTGGAAAGATCTTCGTCTTGTCCGAGGCACAGAAGGTAAGACCGAAGGAAAGGTAATGCTCGTTCATAAAAACGAGTTGAACAAACGAGACTATGATGTAATAAACGCTAAACCAACCAGAGGATCTGCTGGTTCTGCTGCACAAGAAGACGATTGGGTGTGGACAGTGACTGCAAAAAAGATGATTGCAAAATCAAAAGAAGAAACCAAAACTAGAAATAAAGGGAAAGAAGATATTACTGCTGGAAGGGGTGTTAAGGGTGAGGGTGAATCTGAAGAAACTAACACAGAGCAAAGCCCAGAACAAAAACAAACAGCAAAGGCTCAGGCAGACATGGCGACCCTAAATACCAAAGAGAAAGAAATGCAAATTTCTGCTACTGAAAAGGAGTTTAAAGCACAACAGGATGCTGAAAAACAAGAAGCAGAATTTGAAGCACAAGCATATAACTCCGAAGCATCTGCATGGGAACAGCCACAGATGGTGTTGCAGCCAAGAAATGCTTCCGCTCTATCAGATGTGTGGGACGATCTAGAAACACACATTACCATTCATGATAAAAACGAAGGAAAACAATTTGAATATGCCATAACCGTTGCGTCTGATTTGTCTCGCGGAATGAGCATTGATGATGTCATTAGAAAAAGTGAAGCCAATGGAGGGAAGAATTTATCTTTCAGTAAAGCAATGTTTGCTGTTGCAATAATGACATTGGGTCAACTTCCAGAAGAAGATAGAAACAACCTATATCATTGGGACGAATTAGGTATTCAAATACACGGTGAACCGAAAACCGACAACGTAATATTAAACGAAGACGGTAGCATTAAGTATAAAATTTCACTAAAAAATGATAAATCTTTCCAACTTTCAAGTCAACAAGGAAAAGCAACTGCTGCTGGATTTAGGGCTTCATTAGAAACTGTTCTTGAACGTAACCCCAAATTCAAAACAAAAGTCATCAATAAGTTAATTGAACGTGTTGAAAATCTTCCTACAAAAACAGTATCTTCAAAAAATGCTGATAGAGTTCGTGATAATCCAAAAATGGCATACATGTTCACAAGTGGTGGAAAAATTAAAAAAGAATATGATTATGATTCATTTCGGGATACCACACAAAAAGAAGTGACCAAAGAAGTTCTTGAAATTATTAAAGACAATCCAGAATTTGCTCAAGCAATGGTCCATGAAAATATGACTGGTGCAAACAAATATGATGTAATGGGTGTTCCAGAAGCAGCAGCATCACACATGCTAAGTCCACATGGATTTGAAGAAATAGGGGAAGATCCTTTCCACAGCCCCACAGTTGCAAGATATGCCGAAAAGGTATCAGTTCGTTTTCGTGGTAAAACACGAAAAGGTATAGGATCATCTGTATTCAGTACTGATATTACACAACCATCTATTACTTCAGATTCTGGTAAACTCACTGGACACGGAACATCTATAATCAAAAACAGATCCGATCAAGGCGACGAATATGCTCTATCATCTGGAAGGTTATTAGGCTTCAATGAAATGTTCTCTATTATTAAAGAAGCAAAACAAACAAAAGAAAACGAAGAAGATTTACTCGTTGATAAATCAGAAGTTGAACAGGATATGTTAGCAAATCCATACGAATTCGCCACTCGTTCTCTTACAGACCTTTATGACTATGATATTGATATAAATAATCCCAACATAGAAGATTCTAAAGAATTTAATACCATCACCGTAAACGGCAAAGAAAAGAAAATTCCTGTTAAGTATGGTAATCATTTCCTCCGTCAAATAGCACAAAATAATGAAACAAACAACGATATAGATGAAAGTTTTCGTATGCTCATTGAACCTGACATACTAGATAAATACGTCCAAAGACTTATAGATAAAGGAATGTCAAAAGATAAGGCGTATGCAATTGCAACATCTTCACTTCAAAACCAAGACGAAGATTATATCATGGCTCTACCAGATTATCCTATTCAAACCCCCCAATTTGATTCAAATTTGTTTGACAAAACTCTTGGCAGGGAATATGGATGGGAAATTGGTGATCCTGCAAAACCATTAGACCTCCATCAGCCTCCCAAAAAGAAAAAGAAGAAAGCAAATGAAGAAGGTGGTGCCGGTGAAATGGGAACAAAGAAATTGCTCAGACAGTACATAAAAGATACACCTAATATGACAATTGATGGCATATTTACCAAAAATTTCGGTTAGAGTATTAAAAAACAATAAATAATAACGGATAACTATAATATTGGGAGAACAATATGAAAACATACAAAAACTTAAAAGAAACCCTTTCACAAATAACAGAAAACCAAGTGGTTGCTGGTGGTGCTGCAAGAGGTGCGCACAGCGATTTTGGTGTTCATCGAATTGAATCTCAAGTACAAGTTGCGAGACTCAACTCTTTTCTGAATGCATATACTCAAAGAGAATTCCTTGACCCAAAAAATGCAATTTCAGAGATTCGTCATAAATTAAATCTTGCTGGGTTGGATTTCGATTGGGACAATTCATCAACAATTTCAGTTGACGAAACTAAAAACCTCACATTAAAAAGATGGGGAGGTTCTTTTGGTACAACCCCAACCCATAATCTTATGAAACAGGGGTTCTATACTAGTGATAATATTTCAGAATTTAATAACGGAATGGGACTCTCATTAAAGGTCAATTTATACCAAGATGATGATGGGTTATATGATTTAGATGCCAAAATTGTCCCAGACACAAACGAAGATTGAAAACTTTTTTATATTATGGATTTCACAATTCTCACTAAGAAAAATTTTGAAATGTATGCTATGAAGCACTACAACAATCCTCAGTGTAATAGTATTGAAGAGTTTCAAGAAGACCTGAATCGCGTCAAATATATCAAACGTTTATTGGGAAGATATCACAATAAAGGATTACTTAAAGAAAGATTAATATTAAACCATATTATAGTTTTAAATAACATATTTGGACCAAGAGTATGTTGCAGAATTTTATTCTATAAAATAGACGATATGTTCTACCCATATCTTAAATCTTTTCTAGAATATCTACAATATCTTCCCTACTCTATACCAGAGGTTGATATTGAGGACATTCCCACCGACTATAAGGTAATTAAGAAACTGGAGACAATGTGATGATAAACGAAACAAATGCCAATATGGGCGAACTAAACAAAGTCATTAATGCATTTACTGTTTATAAATTTATTAGAATGATAGTCACTCCTTTTAGAAGAATGCCTGCATATAAGTATGGTATAATAGATAGTAAAGGAAACTTTATCCGAAAGATTGATACTCTTACCACAAGCAAAGAAATAGAATCAGTGGACCCATTCAATCGTTTAATTATTAATATTAAAAAAATTATCGCATTGGTTCCTGATCCCACACTTAGAACAAGACTCACTACTCTCCCAACTGCAATGCTACTGTTAAAAGATGAAGCAGAAAAAATTGGGGCTGATGGTGAATATGTTTTAAATGAAATAAAAAAGCATATGATAGAAGAAAGAAATGTGGACATTGATCAACTTGCATTAGATGCATCTTTTGAGTTATTGTCGGAGGAAAATGACCATGGTAGATAATCAAGACATATCAGAAGAATATTTAAATGGTGATTTTGACTTTGGTTTCACAGCAGCAGATGAAGATGAACTCAACAGTCTAGTTCAACTGGACGATCAAACAACACCAGATGAAATAAAAGAAATGCAAGAAAAATTAGATTTAATTTTGCAGATGAACTCTACTTGTGATGGTGCAACCGCAGTTAAGGAACAATATGACGCTCTATTAAAAGTCAAAATGGAAGAAGTAGAAAAAGTATCATTGCCGTTGTTGTTAAATTTAAAGAAAAATAAACAAAAAGATTACCTATATTGGCCCGGTGGGGAACGAGAGGCGAAATGTGATTTGCAAATACAAAAACTTTTAAATGTCACAAGGAATCTGTAATGGGGTGTGGTTGCAATAAAAACAGAAGCAAACTTAAACGACAATCATCTAGATTCTCGCCAAACACAGAACCAAAAAGGAAAATTACACCAAATCAAAGAAGAAGTGAATGTATTAAAATAGAAAATTTAAAGAGACGTAAAGAAATAACAGAATTTAAAAAGAAGCAAGAAACCAATCAAATGCTTTGGGAAAGGTATAGAAATAAATGAAAAAATTTAAACAATTGATAGAAGAAATGGATTTATATAAAGAACTACAAGAAACAATGACATCTGCTGGGGGTGGTATAGCAGGAATGCACCAAAACGTAGTGCCAACAGACAATCTACCACAAATTGCAGGCAGAGAAGCAGATCGTTTAGCAATCAGAAAGAAGAAAAACAGAGATACGTTCGCAGGGTGTGATGTCTTCCCTCTCAGTTCCGAAGAGTACAATAACTGCTTAAAAGGAAGAACAAAATATGAACGTTGGTCAAGAAAACTAAATATGGATGATATATACAATCAAGAAATGCGTTCATATTCACATAAAAATCCAAACAAAGCAGTCATCATTAAAGATAGTACAACAGGAATTATGGCATATTTAATACCACCACAAAGATGAAAAAATGAAGAAATTTCTCCTCACATTATGTTTATTAATACCAGCATGCGAATTAACACCAGACATCGTAGTTCGCGGTGATACCTCACAAAGACTTGAGCATATTGCAGAGGATGTTCGTCAAATACCGGAACCTGACGAACTCCCTGTAATTGCAGACCAAATAGATGTTGCGGCAGATGAAGTAGAAGTGCTGGAAGTAGAAAATTCACAATTTAGAGATGCAGAACGCAAGGAAGCAGTCCAGAGTTTATACTGGATTGCAAGTGTGACCGCAGGTGCGGGGTTATTATTGTGTATTGGTGGTATTGCAATAGCGATATTCGTAAATCCCAAATTAGGTGCATTATTGTTCCTGATGGGTGCTGTCACTGGTGGACTTGGAACCTACGCTACACTATACATGGAACATGTTGGTATATTCGGTGGTGTGTTTGCAGGACTTGGTGTACTTACTGGTATCGGTATTGTCATATACCAATTCAGAAAGGACAAGAAAGCATTAGAAGAAGTTGTCTATAGTGTGGAAACTGCAAAGAATGGTGGCGATGTAATAGACCACGGCGAATTTAAGAAAACCTCAAACATGATTCAATCCAGAGCAACACAAAAAGAAGTTTCCAATATTCGCAAACAGTTTAAGAGGTGGTCTGGGGATGACGTTCACTAACTGTTGTATGAACTCAATATGCTATCATGTAGGTGCTTGCATATGAAATATGCATCGACGATATCAGAAACAGGATTATCCACAGAACCCTTATCTGGTGTAATGAGTTTCTTAAGATCGTAACCAGTTTCCTCAACAAATGATTTGTGCATTATCGTCTTATCTGCATTCCCTTTTCCGGTTGCAAATTTCTTAACAGTGGTAGGCGGAATAATCTCCAATGGAATTCCTATATTATGAATTTTATATTTCAGAACACCCGTGTTCTCTGCAATATGAAACACCTTCCCCTTAGAGCCAAATGAATATCCCTCAAGAGCAACTTGATCACAACCGATCAACTTATCTACGGCCCAATCAGCAATGCTCTTGTACCGTTCCAAATCACAATCCCAATCTTGGGATCGTTCACCGTAAATATTCTTCAAAAAGAAATCAGCATACTTCTTTGTGTCGGTGAGGAAATAGAAGCGACATCTCTTGAATGTGAATGCCTCTTTCTCTTTAGCAGCGAACACACAAATTGCTGGTGTTCTTATGCTATAATCTACTCCTGCAATAATCATTGTAGAATCTCCTACAACTATTTATGTTGACTTCCATCATCTCGAAGTAGAATGAGAATCAATATAATTATCCCTACTTCAAGAAGTGCTTCTGTCATACTGGTTTATAGAATTTCTTATACGAATAAAACCAGAAGAATGTTCCAAGTCCAAACCAAAAAACAGACTGTATATAGGAGTCTGTTAATATATTATAAATGGACTGGAACATCATTGTTCCTGAACAAATTAATGCTGTTGTTAATTTACCGTTCACTTAAATACCCTATCCTTTATTTTGTAATCCATCCTTCAATTAGAATTTCCTCTTTAATCCAATCCAAATATTTGGCAATAATTGTAGCAGAACATTCTGATACTACCAATTCGTCTTTAAATATGTTAACCATAACATAATTACTGATAATTCCTACAACATATTCCTTTCCTTGGAATGTGGCAAACACACCCCCACCACTATCTCCAGGCATAATTGATGCAGGTCTTGGGAGGAATTTCATATAGTTTGGTTCATCTATCACGACACCAAAATATCTGAATACGCCTGGTTTGCTATACTTCTTATATCGTAAAGAGTGACCAACCGTTGTAATATTTTGATATCTTTCCATCCATTCTACACAACCCATTTTTGCAGGTTCATGTGATGAATCACATTCAAGAAATATCAACCCCACATCATTACTTACCCGCCCAAATGTATGGCTGTAACTGGGATGTATTACCATATCTTTGACTAGTATCTCTTCTTCGCCAAGGACTACGGAAAAGATATTATCATCGTCGATACAGTGACCTGCCGTTAGAACCACATCTGGACGGATAAGGATTCCACTTCCCAGTAGACTACCATCCTCTAAATGCAAACTGCATATAGATGGATATGGGTCTTTTTCTATTGTTGTTCGGACAAACCACTCATCCATATAATCGGAAAGTGTTGTTGCATCAACAATAGATTCTTTTGGTTGTGTTTTGGGGGTGGAGGTAAATGTAGTTGCGGTGCAACTTGCTAAACATAATACAGACGCTAAAACATATGCAATTTTTCTATTAACCATTCCATATATTATTTATATGGGAAATGGCTTTTTTTTATATTTTATTAATAAAAAAAAACCAAGACGACTTACTCTTCATCTGTACCTTTTAGCAAAATCACTATGATTTTTTTGTACGCCTGTTGGGGTACAAATTGAAGGATTTGTTGCGCCCGCTGATCCCACTCTGTTTGCTGAAAAGATTCAATTGTTTTAATTCTTCTGGTGTGGGTGTGGTTGATGAAATCTTCTTACTTTGCTCCGGAGAAAGAGGATTTCCCGACTTATGATGTCTCAATTTTTTATTTAACCTGTGTAATCTATCAAAGGCAGAAGTTTCAGGTTCACTCTCGGAAGACCACCTCATCGGGTTAGGAGCAGTCTCCGCTTGAGATAAATCTCCCCTTGCTCTTTCACTCTTTAATTTATTATAAGAATCTCTTGTTCTTTCTATATCACGGGTTAATTCCTTTCCCCGTCTTCTAGATTTAAATCCTTTTTTTATTTTGCTTACTCCAGGCACGTTCAGTTCTGAGATGTATTTCTTAAATGATTTCATCGCTTTCTCCGTTGGAGTGGGGTTGCCGAAGACATTGCTGCTTTATTATCTGTCTCCAGATCAATCGCTCTGTCTAGATCAGTATTACTGAGAGGTGTCTTTATACCCATCGTTTCGCCTTGTTTTATAAGAGCATTCTCTCTTCGTTTTTCTTTAGCCTTTCCAGACTGAAATGATATGGTTCCTGCTTGAGTGCCTCTCACTTGGTTTCTCATTTGCATTGCTCTTTCCCGTCCCGGATTCTTCCCCCTCAGTCGTTGATGTTTTTTATAACTCAATGAACTTTCTGTGGTGTATTGTTTGAATGATTTCAATATATTATTCCTTAGATATTATATCTATAAAACAACCCCCCTATCCGAAGACAGAGGGGTTGCTAAAGTGTCGGGAATATTCCCGAATCAGAATTGAATTTGAAGTTGGGTGCGAAGGAGATACTCTCCATCCTCAGTGGTTGTATTCCAACCAGTATCACCTAACCTCCAACCAGCATCAATAGAATTGAGTGCATAACCAAGATCGGTTGTCCACTTGACATTCTTATTGAAGTAATAGTTCACACCGAAGGTAGCGACACTGAGGTCTTCAGTGCTACCATCAAGTGAACCACGCTCATACTGGACAAATGGTTCCCACTTATCCATTGTGTATGCAGCATTCAAAACAGCACCCCAACTATCACCGATATCACCGCTCGTTGCAGTGTATGAAGCAGTAAACGCGAGTGCTTTCCAGTTGATGGCGGCATCAGCAGTCCAAGTGTTATAACTGGTCGTATTAAGATTATTATGCGACCCAGCAAACCCTACGTCAAGCCAATTAGCAGCATCCCAGTCAACGCGACCGGTCAATGCGTAACCATTTTGAACCCCAGCACCATTGGCACTGTTGAACCCATCAGTGTATGCACCAGTGACTTTGAAACCACTGCCGAAGTCATGTCCATACTGGATACCTTGACTACGACCCTGACCAAACTCATGTGCAACGATTGAACGCTCTGCTGCGAGAGTGTCAACCTGTGCAGTCAGAACTTCCCGCATGAACGGGGACTTGAACTGACCAAATCGGAATCCATTCCAATCGGCGTATGCATCTTTAAGATCAAATGCACCACCATCGTTCCACTGACCACTTACCCTGTATGACCAATCATAGATGTCACCTTCAAGGATAAGACGGACGCGAGGAACACTAAAGCCGTGAGTCTCGTCAACACCAGTCATTTTGGTGTCATTGTAAGACCAACGGAATTGTGCAAAACCGTGAACATTGACCGTAACAGGATTCTTTTCCGCCTGTCCTTGCATCATTGTTCTATAATCAGCATCAGCGAGAACATCAGCGATTATTGCCTTCGTGGCTTCTGCTCGTTGAATGTCCATATGGCTGGGTGCTGTGAGTGAAGCGATCTTGGCTTCTGCTGCATCCAGTCTACTCTGCAATTCGTCGTATGACTCATCTGCTACCACTACGGTAGTAAGAACTGCTGCACCAGCAATTGCTAATGCGGCAATGAGCCATTTGTTACATTTTAGTGAATGTACTTTCATGAGATTATCTCCTCAAAAGAGGTTCACTGTCCGACTGCATTAGTAGCAGCATTCCAAAGATCATGAAGAGCCATACCGAACCACATAACACCGTCCCATGCGAATGGAACAAGTGCAAGCGTGATTAGCATACTACGATTGATACCGACCTTACCCAACGTGCGAGTAATCCAGTCATCTCCACCAGAACAACACTTATCTGAATTAGCCATTTTGATTCTCCTTCTAATAGAATGTACCCTGGCTAGAGGGTTGGAGCGAAATGCTCCTCTAATAAAAATGGGCATAATTGCCCATTAATTTTTTGATTGTGTCTCTTATATAGACTACTATAACTCTCCAAGTTAATATAAGTCCCCCATTGTAGTGACTAAAATGGGGGTGTCAAATAAAAAATAGAAAGTTTTTTCTGTATAAATAAGGTACAGGAGACAATACTATGCCAGCAGAGGAAAAGAACGAGAGTGTGGTTTCTGAGTACCTTGAAGGTTACTTCGGTGGCGAACTAAACGAATCCACATCCGATGAAGACATCATGGAAGCATTTGATGAATTGTTAGAGACTGCTGATGCGGTTGCAGAGTATTTGCAAGAATTTATAGGAACTGGTGATTCTATAATGAGGGGTGCAGCACTTCCGACAAACAAGGAACCAAATGGAGCAGAGATGCAACGACGAGCAAAGATAAGAAAGTTTAAGAAGAAGTGGGGAAAGTCCTTTCCTGAGATAAGGTAGAACACTTCTACCTAATCGGGCAAGCACCGCTTTCACACTCCACACCCTCTAAAACCTCACCAGTTACTACCACTTCGATGTCTTTGAGTCGTGCAACACGCTTCTCATACTCTTC